AACTTTGGACGTCGTGTACGTAACCTCGTTGGTTCAGACTCGTATAGAGACATTTTTCCGCAAATAGAACTGCAGGCTGACTCAAAGTCGGCGTCACGGTGGGGGACTAACTTTAATGGTGAGTACTTTGCAATTGGTGTTGGCGGCGCTCTTGCTGGTAGGGGGGCTGACCTCTTTATTATCGATGATCCGCATTCAGAACAAGATGCTAAAACTGGTCGCCCTGATGTCTTTCTTCCTGCTTGGGAGTGGTTTCAGTCTGGTCCTCTACAGCGTCTTATGCCGGGAGGCGCGATTATTGTAGTGATGACAAGATGGTCCAAATTGGACTTAACGGGTCAAATTGTGACTCAAATGGATCGAAATGACGACGTAGATCCGTGGGAAGTGGTCCAGTTTCCAGCAATTAAAGATGACGGAGAGGCTCTCTGGCCTGAGTTTTGGCCTGTAGAGGAACTACTAGCTAAAAAAGCTGGATTAGATGTGCGGTATTGGAATGCCCAGTACATGCAAAACCCTGTATCAGAGGAAGGCGCTCTAATTAAGAGGGAATGGTGGAAAATTTGGGAAAAAGAAGACCCTCCTCAATGCGAGTTCACCATTATGTCGCTTGATGCTGCACAAGAAGCTAATAATAGGGCTGACTATAACGCTTTGACGACGTGGGGAGTGTTTTTTAACGAAGACACTAATAATTACGCCATCATTTTGTTAAATGCTGTCAAGAAACGTATGGAATACCCTGATCTGAAGGCTATGGTCATAGAACAGTACAAAGAATGGCAACCAGATGCGTTCATGGTTGAGAAGAAGTCCAACGGATCTGTGCTATATCAAGAGTTTCGCAGGATGGGCATACCTGTTGGTGAGTTCACCCCCGGAAAAGGTCAAGACAAGATAGCGCGTGTGAACGCTGTATCGGCACTATTCCAAGGGGGAGTTGTGTACGCTCCGGATAGGCGTTGGGCGAAAGAAGTGATCGAAGAATGTAACGACTTTCCCTCTGGCGCTAACGACGACTTAGTGGACTCCACAACGCTTGCACTGTTAAGATTCAGGCAGGGTGGGTTTATCCGACTAGACACTGATGAGCCAGACGAACCTAACATGCTAAATATGTACCGCAAAAAAGCGGCTTACTACTAAGGATACACCATGGCAATAGACAAGGCTTTATATCAGGCTCCTCAAGGTATCGACCAGATCGCTGCAGAAGAAGAACCAATCGAGATTTTGATTGAGGATCCGGAGGCTGTGAATATTAAAGGGCCGGGTTTTGAGATTGATATGGAGAAGTCTGATGAGGAAGATGACTTTGGTCGCAACCTCGCAGAAGAGATGGACGAGTCGATTCTTGTGAGATTGGCGGGGGACTTAGTAGGAGACTTTGAGACTGATATCGCTAGTCGCAAAGACTGGATACAGACTTATGTTGATGGACTTGAGTTGTTGGGTATGAAGATAGAAGAACGCATGGAGCCTTGGCCCGGTGCGTGTGGTGTCTATCACCCCATACTTGCAGAGTCACTTGTGAAGTTCCAAGCTGAAACAATGATGTCAACCTTCCCAGCCGCAGGCCCGGTCAAGACACAGGTAATTGGTAAAGAAACGCCTGAGACAAAAGCGTCGGCTGAACGAGTTCAGAATGACATGAACTATCAGTTGACTGAAGTTATGAAAGAGTACCGTCCCGAGCATGAACGTATGTTGTGGGGCTTGGGTCTTTCAGGTAACGCGTTTAAGAAAGTTTATGAAGACTCTAGCTTGCAACGGCAAGTCTCGATGTTCTGTCCTGCGGAAGATGTAGTTGTACCTTATGGCGCATCTAGTTTAGAAGCAGCGGAGCGTGTTACTCATGTGATGCGCAAGACTCCTAATGAAGTTAGGAAGTTGCAGTATGAAGGTTTTTATCGTGAAGTTGATCTCGGTGACCCCACAGGGACAATGGATGAAGTAGAGAAGAAGATTGCTGAGAAGTTAGGTTTTAGAGCTACCCAAGACGACCGCTTCAAACTGTTGGAAATGCACGTAGAGCTTGATCTTGAAGGCTTTGAGCATGAGACAGAAAAAGGTGAGCAGACAGGCATTGCACTACCTTATGTAGTGACGATGGAGAAGTCATCTGGAGAAATTTTAGCTATTCGTAGAAACTGGAAACCCGATGATGAGACATACCAGAAACGTGCGCACTTCGTTCATTACCCCTACATACCGGGTTTTGGATTTTATGCTTTCGGTCTCATTCATCTTATTGGTGCTTTTGCCAAGTCTGGTACTTCTATTCTTCGCCAGCTTGTTGATGCTGGTACCCTTTCTAATCTGCCGGGTGGCTTTAAAACTCGCGGGCTTAGATCTAAAGGTGACGATACACCAATAGCACCGGGAGAGTTCAGGGACATGGATGTCCCAAGTGGAACTATCAAAGACAACATCATGACCTTGCCATACAAGGAACCATCACAGGTTCTGTTGGCGTTGTTAAATCAAATCATAGATGATGGTCGTCGTTTTGCTGGCACTGCTGACTTGCAAGCATCAGACATGTCTGCTAACTCTCCAGTTGGTACTACTCTAGCAATCCTTGAACGTACATTGAAATCGATGAGTGCTATTCAGGCGCGCGTGCATTACGCGATGCGTCAAGAGTTTGCGTTGCTAAAAGAAATCATTGCAGACAACGCTCCAGAAGACTATGACTACGAGCCAATAGAAGGTTCACGTACAGCTAAGAAGTCTGACTACGCAGCAGTTAACGTGATCCCTGTATCTGACCCTAACGCAGCTACTATGGCTCAGAAGGTTGTTCAGTATCAGGCAGCTCTACAGCTAGCGAGTACCGCACCACAGTTGTATGACCTTCCCCAATTACATCGTCAGATGTTGGAAGTGATTGGTATTAAGAACTACCAGAAACTTGTGCCAGTTGCAGAAGACATGAAACCTCGTGACCCAGTCACAGAGAACATGAACATTTTACGTAGTAAACCTGCTAAAGCGTTTCTGTATCAAGATCATCAAGCCCATATCGCAGTACACATGTCTGCTATGCAAGATCCAAAAGTGCAAGCAATTGTTGGTATGAATCCACAAATGGCTCAGACACTACAAGCAACAATGATGGCTCATATACACGAGCATTTAGGTATGGAGTATCGCAAACAAGTTGAGCAAGCGATGGGTCAAACTCTTCCTCCGTATAACGAAGAGCAAGATGAAGTTGAAATGGCTCCTGATATGGAAGTTCGCATATCTCAAATGGCAGCGCAAGCTTCTCAACAGTTATTACAACAACATCAACAAGAAGCCCAACAACAAAAAGCTCAACAACAGGCTCAAGATCCGCTCATTCAGTTACAACAACAAGAGCTTCAAATCAAAGGACAAGACTTACAGCGTAAGACTACTAAAGACCAAGCTGATGCGGCTCTCAAGGCAGCTCAACTACAAGTTGAACGCGATCGTATTGAAGCACAGCAAGAAACTGAAGGAGCAAAACTTGCCGCCAAAATACATGGAGAAGCTCGGCAAGCACAGGCACAGGCCCAGAAGCCTACAAAGAAAGGTGACTAATGTACGAAGTACTTAAAGTAGCGGAACGCGTCGCTACACAGATTGACGAGGACATAAAACGACTTGAAGAAGATCTTGGTGCTAGCAGCGCTAAGACCTTTGAAGAGTATCGCTATATGTGTGGGGTTATTACAGGTCTACTCACTGCTCGGAGATTTCTCTCAGACCTGACAAAAAACATGGAGTCCCATGACGACTAACATTGATATTTTAAAAGCAGTAGACCTGACGCAGGTGCTGCACAAGAGTATAGAAGAGAAAGCCAAGCAACTCCCTAAACCTACTGGTTATCGCATTCTTTGCGCTATTCCAGAAGCAGACGCGGAGTTTGAAAGTAGCGAAATTGGTTTGATAAAAGCTGATGAGACTAGACGCATCGAAGAATTGTTAACAACAGTTTTATTCGTTGTGGATATGGGTCCAGACTGCTACATAGACAAAGCTAAGTTTCCTAACGGAGCTTGGTGCAAAAAAGGTGACTTTATTTTGGTTCGCCCAAATGCTGGTACACGCCTACTGATCCACGACCGCGAATTTCGCATTATTTACGACGACAACGTCGAAGGTGTTGTAGAAGATCCACGCGGTATTAAACGTAAATAAGGAACGCACATGCCTAAATTTGATGATGACTTTAAGTTTCCAGATGAAAATAAGTCTGAAGAAAAACTGGAAATTACGGTAGAAGGTGATGAAGACATAGAAATTAAAATTGTTGACGACACCCCTCAAGAAGACAGGTTTGCTGAACCTCTTCCCGAAGAGATTACACAAGAACTTGAAAAAGCTGATGAGTCTGAAGAATATTCTAAAAACGTAAAGACTAAGTTTACTCAGTACAAGAAGGCTTGGCATGATGAACGTAGGGCAAAAGAGGCTGTACTACGTGAACAACAAGAGGCTTTAGAAGCCACTCAACGGATCTTAGATGAGAACCGAAGACTTAAATCTATGTTGCATAGTGGTGAAAAAGAATTAATTTCTAATTATCAGACATCCGCTGAGCTAGAAATAGATAAAGCAGAACGCAACTATAAAGAAGCGTATGACTCTGGGGACTCCGATAAGCTTTTAGAAGCTCAAAAAGAGCTTATGCGGGCTGAAATGAAGCTTGATAAAGCAAAAAATTACAAACCTGCTGTACAAATACAAGAAAATGAGGTACAAACTACCTCACAACCGCCGCAAACGCAGCAAATGGACCCAAAGGTCGCAAGCTGGGTGTCCAGAAACCCTTGGTTTGTTGATCCTAGTAAATTAGCAATGCGCAAGCTAGCTGAAGGTGTCCATGAAGAGTTAGCGGTAAGGTACGGTAAGGCATATATTGGTACTGATGAATATTTCAAAAGTATCGACAAAGAAGTTGTACGTAGATTCCCAGAAGAATTTGCATCAACACCTAAAAACGATGAGGAAAAACCTCAGCGTACAAAACCAAGCACGGTGGTCGCATCTGCGAAGCGTAGTACTTCTTCCAAACAAGTAGTGCTATCAAAAACGCAAGCTGCCTTGGCTAAAAAACTCGGGCTAACCAACGAGCAATATGCTCGTGAAGCGACAAAATTGGAGGCTTAAATGGCTACAGAAAACAGATTACAACGCGAGATGACTAGTAGAGCAGTGCAAGAGCGCCCTAAGCAGTGGCAACAAGCAGATCTACTGCCGGAACCTGATAAGGAACCGGGCTATGCGTACAGATGGGTTCGTGTTTCTACTTTGAATGATTACGATCAGCGCAACATTACGGGTAAATACCGTGAAGGTTGGGAGCCCGTTTCTTCAGAAGAACAACCGAAATTTAAACTGCTAGTTGATCCCAATAGCCGCTTTAGCGGTCAAATTGAGATTGGCGGGTTGCTATTATGCAAATGTCCGACAGAGTTTATGGATCAACGTAACACCCACTTTGATAAATTGACTAAATCACAGACAGAAGCAGTTGATAGTAGCTTAATGCGTCAAAGCGACGCGAGGATGCCTATCTTTAAAGAGAGTAAATCTTCGACGAGCTTTGGTAAAGGTTCTTAATTTTTAAAGGAGTCTTAAATGGCTTATCCCGCTGTATCAGCTCCGTACGGGCTGTTGCCGCAAAACCTAATTGGTGGTCAAGTATTTGCGGGTTCTACTCGTATGTACCCAATCCAGTACGGTTATGCGACCGACATCTTCTACGGTGATTTCGTCGTACTATCGCGTGGTTCTGTAACTCGTGCCTCAGTTTCTACTGGCACTGGTTTAAACCAAACGGTTGGTATTTTCTTGGGGTGTACTTTCACTAACCCTTTAACTAAGCAAAAGCAATTCAACCAATACTGGCCCGCAAGCACCCTCGCAGGTGACTGTGAAGCCTATGTATTGGACGACCCTGATGCTGTGTTTAAGGCTGTTGTATGTTCCGCTACTACTGCTGTTGCTTCCGCTGCAATTGCTATGATTGGCACTAACCTGTCAGCCATTAACAATACGGGTAGCACATCTACTGGTAACTCTGCTAACGCAGTTTTAGCTCCTTCAGCAACTCCTGTAACAACAACCTTACCTTTGCGTTTGATTGATGTTGTTACTGACAGTGCTATTACTACGAGCGCAACTGGCTCTTCATCTTCTACAACTATTACCTTAACTGGTTCTGGCTTGCCTATTGCAATCCCTGTTGGAACAGATGTAGCCTACGTTGCAGCAAATGGGCAAATCATTCAAACAGGTTCTTTTGTAACTACCGCTGCGGCAGCCGCTGCAACGTCAGTTACGATTAACGC